TGTTGAGTTGGTCAAAGTTCATGCTAGCTTAATGTAACCGAGATTCCACCAGAAGCAACAGACATCACATCGTCCACTGTTAAGGTCTTGGACAAGTCAAGAGGCGTATGGTAAAGCAAGTTGCCCGTAGAAGCAGCATCATAGATACCGATATGGGTAATAGTTACGTTAGCGCCAACTACTGCTGGGAATGTAATAGTGCCACTAGAAGCCACAGTACCATTGGAAATAGTTCCAAATGCCATAGTCTGGCGAACATAGTTAGTCCAGTTACACTCAGTGCCACCACCAGAGTCGGTAGGATCAGAGCTAAATAAAGCCAAGTATGGAGTAGCTACGTTATAAGCAGCTCCGCCTTTTAGCGTGATTTCTAGAAACTTATCTTCTAGATGATTTGATAATTCAGACATTTTAAAATTCCTTCGTTAAAGTTGGTTTATGATACCATGTTTTACAATAGTGTTATTGGGTAATTTTGCGGGTTGAAATAAGCAGCGCCCGCTGATCCACCTGACCCTCCAGCAGATCTAAAGCTACCTGTTCCCCATGCGCCGTTACCTCCAGCAACACCTCTGTTTCCTCCAGCAGCGCCTGCTAATCCTCGCCCTTCTGAGTGAGAAGAACCAGCACCACCAGAGCCTCCAGTCCATGAAGCTTGAGCGCCCGCTGATCCAGTTCTACCCTGAGATCCTGAACCCTTTGGCCCGCCTAAACCATATGTGGCACCACCGCCACCACCGCCACCACCAGCGTAATAATTAGCGTAGCTGGGAAATCCTGAACCTCCACCGCCTGAGCCACCGCCACCACCGCCACCGCCACCGCCCAAGATTAAGCCAGATGATGTTTGAATGCTTACAGCGTGTTCTACATACAAAGCGTCTCCACCATCTTCGCCGTCACCACCAGAAGCTCCAGCATTAGCGCCCGTACCAGATAACCCACCACCTCCACCAGCGCCACCCATACCAGCTATATTGCCGTAACACTCAATGATTAAAGCGCCACCATACCCTGTACCAGTTCTTAAAGCATACTGACTAATGGAGTCTGCAATTATATTAGCTGATGCTGGAATTATAACCCTTACATTGTGAGTCTTATCTAATCCCAGAGTATCTAGGTCAACATTGAGGTGGTCGCCAGAAGCAAAAGTATAAATATATTCATATTCATATGTAGTCTGCCAACTACCAGAAACCTTTGCATAAGCCCTAATTACTGGCTTCCAATTACCACCGACCTTTACGTGGGGTTTAGCTTCTTGCCAAGCGCCTCCAGCCTTTACTTTAATACTCAAACCAAATATCCCCATCTGAACTACTGGTGGGCTGGGTTGCTTTTATATGAACTGAAGCAACTGTATTAGTGCCATTAAGTATAGTGTGTATTGTATTATGCGCCGCAACTTTAGCCGCTGCCGCTGCCTGAACCATAGCTGTGGTAGCAATCTTTGTGCTGTTGTCAGAAGCTGTAGGCGTTGTAGATCTTGGATTACCAGTAAGAACTGGGCTGGCTAGTGTGGCAAGACCCATGTTTGGCGTATCTAAACTACCCATTAAAACCCAAGCACTATTTGCTCCGTTACGCCTTTTAAGAGTATTTGATGTTGTATCTGCCCAGTATTGATATGAAAAAGTTACAGATGGTGGGCTTGCTCCTGAATGATTTGTAACCAAAGCATTTAAAACCAAGTTAATATCCGACCTTACACCAGCGCCTGAAGCGTTAGCAATATCTATATCATGTTGAGCCATTAAAATATCTCCTTGCCATAGCTTGTGGCAGTCCAGTTGATCGTTTTTGAAATGCCAGTATTGGTATTATCAAAGCATTGTACATTGAAACCAGAGCGGCTAGTGCTTGTTATCCTGAAATAATCACCAGTGTTAGCATCTTGCATAGTTACCCCGACAGCAGGAGTAGCATGAAACGCATGAGCAAAAGAAATACCAGATCCGTTTACTGCTGTAATTACATTAAAATCTCTTTCAGTTCTATCAGGCATATCAACAGTAACTGTTAACGCTGTGATGCTTATATTGTAGTTTGCATCATCGTTATTTACCACTACGCGGAACTGATAGCCTCTAGCAAAATAATCACCAACCAAAAAAGGCGACCAATCAGACCAAGTAGGTGAAAATGATGGATCTTCTGCTGTTGTTCGCATCTCCAAAGTAGCTGATAACTTATCAGAAGGCTCACCATCAAAGTTTTCCCAACCATCAATATTGCCTGTTCTGCTGTCAAATAAATCAGTAGCTATAGCTGTGGAGCTGCTTAGGTTTGCTGTAACTCTACTCGTGTAAGCTCCACCAAGGTCTACATCGTTAGTGAAGTAATACATACCAGAACTTTCAATTACACCAGAAGATATTTCATCAAGCTGAAGGACGTTATTAACTACAGACATATCAGTTTTAGAGCCAGTAAATAACGGGTGCTCAGTTACAGTTGTGACGGCATTAAAATCAACTATGTTTGGCACATTTGTTATAGCTTGGTTGGAATTTACACTAAATCTTCCACCCTCATCTACAGCTTTTGCCATGTATGTTCCTGCAAGCATTGGCAGAACTATGTGGGTTTGAGTGCCTGCAATCGCCTCACCAATGTCTTGCCCATCCTTCCAAGTAGCGCCAGTTAAAACATTACTATGTCTAATGCGGATATAGCCGCCATTAATAACGTCTAAATCTGTAACTCTTGACCATGATAAATGAGCCTGACCATCTAAAGCTCTAACCGAGAAACCAGATATATCAGATGGTGGCGCAGTCAAGCCAACTATGTTTTGGTTCTGAAAATTAGCCCACTGAGACTTAACGCCAAGCGAGTTAACAGATCTTACCCTAAAATCATAAGTGCCAACTTTTATATCATCAACTCTCATAGATGTATTACTTGTATTAGCCACTGCAATAAAATCAGAATCAGAGCTAAGTTTATAAGAGGCCTCGTAACTATCAACAAAAGCGTCATTAGGAGCAGACCAGTTAAATATGGCCCTAGACTGAGTGCCTTTTGAGTTAACTGTAACGTACAACTCTTCTGTAATCCCAACTGGTGTTGGTGGCGTTACAAGAAAAGGATTCGGCAGGTTGGTATCTGGCACGTTATCCACTTCTGTTTTAGCAGACCACGGGTAAATGCTATCTTGATGCTCTTTTAATTCAACACTCACAGTGCCATCCATTCGCAAAGATAAAGCAATAACCCTAAATGGTTTTGCAACAAATGCAGGGGTTGAATGACTAACATCTACAATATCACCAACAGCAACATTTAAAGCTTCACTTGTTCCAGTTAATTGACAAACTAAACCGTTACGCGAAGTTTTTAAAGCTATTTCTGCAATATCTTGCGCCATGTAAATATCGGTAACAGTGTCTAAATTAATACCTAACTCTAATTCTGTTCCACCATCTTCACTTAAATATTGAGCTTCTTCCGCACTACCTGCTGGTGGATACTCTATCTGATCGCTCTGCCAGTTGCTTAGCGGATTTGTAAATGTTGCAATAACTCGGTTATATCTATTCTTTTTGGTTTCGCTTTGAATTGATAAGCCGCCAATAATGTTTGACTCATCAAAACTGAATGTGCCTGACCCTGCGTCCTCAACTATTAAGCCATATTGACCATTAGCCCAAGTCATCATGCCACGCATACCTGATAGCAAAACCTTAACATTGCTTAGTATCTCATTATCTGTATCTATCTCAGCATTGCATTCAAAAATCTTCTGCTGTGCCGCACCTTCGTATGGAAGGACTAAAGCATTACACTTATCTGCCGCCATTACTATTTGAGTATCATTAATAAAACTTGCAGCTAATCCTTTACCGTACCTCGTGTTAGTTAAGTAATCACGGTAAATCCAAGCAGGGTTTGTGCTGTATTCTGTTGTTGATCCTGTCCAAATCTTTCGACCCTGAACCACGGCTTGAATATTTGGCATACCTGTAAAAGCGTCAGAACTCCATTTAAGCCTGACTGCAAGATAAGCAGTGCCTTTTAGCTGGTGGTTTGGCGTCCAGCCAATATTGGCATCTATAAAAGTTTGATCTGCTGACTGAACATCAGTGCCAACATACTTAGTAATATTAACCAAGCCATTTAACTTGCTGTCTGTGGACAATATGTCATCAATGTAAATATCGCCAATGCTATTTACCTCACCCTCGCACAATGCAAGGATGATATATAAGTAGGTGTTTGAGGAATCGCCATTAGATACAAATACACGCGTACCGCTTACTTTTCGCTCTCCATAGATTATTGGTATAGCGGCAACGTTGCTTTGCTTGTTAACCTTTGTTCCAGTTTCACGCCGAGGTGCTGATGCAGCTACGCTTGCACTAACTAACCAGCTAGCAACAACAGAAGCTATTAAAGTTATCCAAAACCCCATTACGATCTACCCCATTTAATATCTTTTACGGTATTGGCTGCAAATTCAAAACCTTTATCGCCAGCAAAGTGGATCTGCTGACCATTATGATTTGTACGCCTGCCAGATTTCTTTTTAAAATCCGACCAGTGGGATGCTACTGATAAATTGACGCTGCTGGTTTTCATATTGTTTATCTATTGATCTTTTATTGAAAAACCATCAATGCGCCCATTATACAATGATATTGGTTCGCCAATGATTTCGCCTAATGAATTTAGTATAACTCGATCTATAATAACCTGTCGGTCTATATAATTTTCGCTTAGTAATATAGCAATAAAGGCTTGTTGAACCCCAGATAGTTCAACTGTAAACGTGCCTAGTTGGGCATCTGAGGTTTCATTAACTTGAGATAGACCTAAAAGATAGCTGCTTGATTCGTAATTATTTCCACCATGAGATATATCATGTGCGTAATCAGTAAGATAAACAGTTTGTGAGAAATCAATACTAACAATGTGAGCCATATTAAAATAATCTTTGGCAAGCTCTGTAATGACATCAGCGTGAATACCTCGACTCATGATAGCGCCTCTACAAAATCAACCTCGTATTTGAAGAACATCCCAGAACTTACCTGATAACTTTGTATGTCATTTGCTAGGCGTACAGTGAACGGCACGTTGTTATATACAACTTGCTCAGAACCAACAGCTTCAACTAACGCTGGAGTAATTGCCATTGCGCCATCACCAGAACGATCAGCCGTTAACATATATACTTTATCATGACCCGCAAACTTAACTACGTCACCAGCCTTTAAAGACCCTGCAAGGCCCGTTACCGCAACTGATGTTACGCCCCTGCTAGCGCCTGAAGTAGTTACAGACCCGCTCGCTGTGCCGCTGGTGTTGCTTATCTCAGTTGGAACTACTGTGAATACTCCGTGACGCCCATTCTGCGCCACAGTGAAAGCAAATACAGGGTTAAACTGATCCCTTATCATTGGGGAGTAGGATGCTGTAAAAGACCACTTCTGCCCCCCGATCTTCCTACTTTGCATACGACCATTAGCCGCCTCAGAAAATAAGGTAGGGTTACTGGAGCTTAGTTTTATTGCATTAAATGCTGGTATTGTTGGGTAGCTCATACAAGTGATGCCCTGCCGTTTTCGTTAAGCGCTTGGTTCATTAATCCCAACAGTGTACCACGACTGCGAGTTAATAAATCATCGAAGCCACTTGCATCATTAGTTGTTACGTTAATGGTGACGTTGCCGCCCCCTCCTAACTTATCGTTTGGAACAACACTAGAAGCAGATGATGGAACCACCAGCTCTGGCCCTCGTTCACCTACGATATAAGGGCTACCAGCAGCCATTGGACCACCTTTTTCACGGAAACTTGTGGATCTAAGCATCTGAACATTAGCAGTACCTTGAGCTAATGCCACCGCTGCTGGGCCAATACCCATAGGCCATCCACCCGCATTTGCAAACGAACTAGACACAGCTTTATAAGTATCAATCAAAGCGTCTTTAATGGCGAATGACTTATGAAGGTCAAAGGCCCATTTGTATTGAGAACTTAAAGCCCCTACAACCTTTTTGCCTGATTCTTGCAGAGTATCAATTTTATTAGCAGATGCCGCTTTTTGCATTGCGCTCTGCTTCCGTAAATATAGGTGAGTCATACTAAGCATCTTTTCTTCATGCTCAGCTTTAGCATCTTGCAATATAATATATTTAGCATTCTGCAACTGTAATAGCTGGTCCATGTTAATGCTTGAAGCAGTTAAATCAACTTTAGCAACATCACCTTGAGAAACATCTTTTGCTTTTTCATCAATTTGAATAGCTTTGACTCCAGCTATTAGCTTATCTATTTGACCAAGAGCACCATCAAAATTAACTAATTCTATAGGCTTAAAGGTTTGAATGTATTCACCAAGAGCCTTTTCCTCTTGTAAGATTTTTAGCTCTTTCATAGCAACAGCTAAACCATCTTCTTTTATTTGGTTCGTTGTTCCATTCAAAGCGTTTAACTGGGTAGCTATTCTTTTAACATTCTCACCAGCCGCCGTAATATCATCGTCTAACTTATCAATTGTAGGAAGTGCAGATGGGAGTAAATCTAATAGTTTTTGTATTGCCTTACCAGCTTGGTTAGCCACTCTAATAACAGTATTAAGCATTGCTTGAGTTGATGCGACTACTGCTTTGCCTGCATTAAGAAAAGCAACTGCAACGCCTTTGGCGAACTCTTTAGGCCCACCAGCAGCTTGTATTGACTCTTCTGCCCACTTGCGCAGAGCTATAGTTGCTTCTTCAATAGCTGGGGCCATTTCTGCCACTGTTCTATGGAACACGTTAGCAATATAAGTTGTTAGCGTTCCAATAGCATCGTTAGCTTTCTCAACTCCCTGCACTAATCCACGACTCATGCGCAAGCCTAAGCGTTCAGCCTCTTGTTCCATTGCCTTCAAAGCGGCACTACCGCCCTTTAGAGTGTTAACTAATGCAACACCTTCTGTGTCAAATAAGCTCATAGCCAAGCGAACCTTTTCGCCTTGACCTGCAACGCCTTCCATTGCGTCTGCGATAGCTCGGAACTGTTCATCTGGTGATAGGTTGTTTAGCGCTTCTGCGCTTAATCCTAATTCGATTAAGGCATTCTTAGCAGCTCCAGTACCATTAGCAGCTTCAGACACACGCCTAACCATGCGCTGTAAGCCCATGTCCAAGGTGTTGGTAGCCACGCCTGTGAGTTCTGCTGCGTATCGTAGGCCGCCAAGCTCCGCTGTATTAATGCCGATCTTATCAGCCATCTTGCCTAGAGCGTCTGTAGCGTCCATTGACTTTTTAACTAAAAAACCAAAGCCAGCAATACCTACTGCAACTAATGCGGATTGCATAGAAAAGGCGGCTTTCTTGATAGCGTTTAAGCCAACAGTAACCGCCCTAAATGATTTCTTTGTCTTATCGACCGCCTTAATTACTATGTTGACGTTTTCATTTGCCATTTTTCATCTCCAAGTAGGCGGCCCACAAGATAATTTCATCTGTGGATAAGACCATAATTTCCTCCAACGTTTTGTGAAGGTGCTCCGCCAAAACCATAGCGAAGCGCAGATCATGGTCTTGCTTTAGTTTTTTATTGCGTCTTCCATGTCGGCATCATCACCGCCCATTTCAGATACAACGCGGCTAATAACTTCTGGGTCAATGCTTCGCATCATCTCAGTTAAGTTAGCTCGCTTAAATAGTTTGGTTCCGTTTTCGTCCATTGCCCTCAGAATGAAGGTCATTGCAACTGCTTCGGCTTGTTTGTTTTCAGAGTGTAGTTTTAACACTTCGCCCTGATCTTTGAAATTCATTGATGGCTTATAGTAAATGATAGTCGCTTCACCATTCACAACCCATTCAGGCACTTCTGAGCTTTGCAACTTGCCGCTCATCCGATCTCTAAACTGTACTTTTGCTGCTTCTAAAATTGCACTCATAATAATTCCCCGTTATTAAACCCCCGTTAAAATCCATTGGCAAGCCACGGGGAGGGACGATTCGGTTTTACCCTAGCCAATGAAACTATTTAAACTACAGTCCAAACTAAAGCGCCAGACCCTTGGAAGCTAAAGCTTACTTCTACCATGCCGTCGATAGATGTAGAAACACCGATCTCAGTAACAATAACGTTACCGCTAGCATAAGTTCCAGCATCGCCTTCAGGGTAGAAGCTGATAGCAATCTCAGCGCCTGCTGAAATAGCTGTTTGACCTGCATCATTCTCATCCCAGAACGCATCACAAGAACCAGAAAAGCTAGTTTGACCTGCTTTATAAGTTTTTGCAGAATCACCTAATACAGTGTCCTCAATGGTTCCAGCCGTTTCTTGAACGGAATATGTACGCAACTCACCTAGTGTGGTTGTGCCGATCTTTACTAGGCCAGATTGGCCTGTATGGTTAGCCATTATTCGGCCTCCTTAGTGGTTACTTTCTTTGGTTTTTTGACTGGAGCTGAACAACTCCACCCACGGTTAATCATGGTTTGCATTTGAGAAGCATGGTAATTTGCCTTCTCTTTGCCTCGGTACATAATCATTAAGATTCGCCCTTGTTATAAACATACTTAACAGACACTTCAACATTAACTCCGCCAACTGGTTCTATAGAGCCTTCGTCGCTGCCTACTGATAAAACTTGCGTATCTAAAGCAAAACCGCCTCTTGTGCGGTCTAAATCCAATGCTTCCTCAATCGCTTCTATAAGCTCATTTCTGGCAGTGTCTAACTTGATGCCTTTAACAAAGCCAATAATCCTATAGTTAATGGTTCCCATACGCCTAACAGATAAACCCATTGAAATGTCTTCACGCAATTCCTCACCTGATTGAACCCAAGCTGATGGGAACTGAGCATTTGATAGTCGTTCATAGTCGAACGGGTCACGCGTTACCTTTTTAAGTATTACGCCATTATCCATATCAGCCAAAGTTGTGACCAAGTTATCTGCAATGCTTTCTCGTAAACTCATTTAAATAGCGCCCGTTTAAATCTCTTAGCAATGGCATCTTGCTCAGTGCTAGTAATACCCATGAATGGCCTCTTAACGCCATTCTGTTTAGCCTTTTCGCGTTCTGATGCTCTACTAAAAGATATTACAGCTTCACGATGATCTGCCTTAACTACGCCTAAATCAGCAAGCATCTTTCCTGTTAAGAATAAATTAACCTTTGGGCTAGAACCTTGCCTTTTGCTTTTAAATTCCATGTACTTATCTGAGTACATCTTAAAATTGCCGTACAAGCCTTTGCCTTGAGCTGTTCGAGTCTTTACATCTCTCACTTGACCCAATGCTGCTATAGTTAAAGCTCTTTTCACTTTCTTTGGTTTTAATGACGCAGATTTAAGCGCTTTTAATACGCCCTCCATATTAACGGAGGTGGTAATCTTCATTACCGCTGCAACCTACCAAAGTGAACTGCTGCTGAATCCTCTACAGAAATAACGCCGTCATCATCCGCATCATATTCAACACCATCTAAAAATATATCCTGAATCTCATCTTCATACATTCCCTTATAAAAGGTAATCATCGCTTTAAATCTGTCTTCAGTAGTCCACGTTGCCAACTGTGGCAAAGCATACTTCCAAAGAACCAGATAAGCGGCTGCTGTGGTAAATTGAGATTCAGAGATTAGGGCAGTATCTAGTTCCCCAGATATGCCCCTATTAGGCCACCAATCGCGTCTCAACCTGCGTACAATGTCAGCCTTAGCTTTAGGGTGCTCACTGATAAAAGAAGTGATCCCCAAGCTCAGTATATCGGGCTGGATTGCGGTTAAATCGGTATCAACGCTCATGGCCATAATGACTACTCCTTACAAAGAAGCGTCAAAAGTTAAGCTCTGACCGTAAGCATCAACCAGCTCACCAACACCATAAGATGCAGTAGCGTTAAGCTCCCAACCGCGCATTGAAGCGTCACGTTGTGGCTCGATGTTGATATCCCACTTAACTGCCAAGCCTAAAGCGGATGGAGTAAACAAAGCACCAATTGCATCGCCAGAACCATCAATCGCAATGTTTGCAGACTCATAGATATTGATGCCAGCGATAGTACCAACGTAACCAGATCGCATGGCTTCGTTCTGAAGATCAGCGCCATTTGGGTTAGCAAATGCGTTGGTTAGGTTAGACTTCATTTGGTAAGCTTGGTAAGGGTGGATAACGGCAGAAGGAGTTCCCACTGCGTTGTTAGCACGTAATACAGCGGCTGCTTTAAAGAAGTCAGCAACAGTGATCTCTTGAGCGGCTGCGCCTTGGCCTGCGCTGAAACCAGCGAACAAAGCGATTAGGTCTTGGTCCATCTTCTTAGCAACTGCTTCGCCTAAGATGCGGCCTAAGTCACCCGCAACATCGCCCATCGCAGTTTTAGCTGCCATGTCAGTTAGCAAGGCTTGAACGCCAGCTTCTGAAACAGTGATTGATT